TGTCTGAAATATTAATATCTGTTATTGCCATAATTTTGTCTTATTTTAATGTTGAAGCAGGGTATATTTCCTGATCTTATACTTTACTTTGTTTTTGCGAACAAATCAAGAGCTGGCATGATTACTTTAATGTCTCTTCGAATGTCTTTTTTATCAATGCCTTGAGCCTTCCATTCCTCCTCGGTTTTATATATTTCCCCTGTTTTAAGGTTAGAAATAGTAGTTATAATTTCTTCTGGTTCTAGAACTTTCATTATGTTGTTACCTCTTTTTTGATGTTTAGATAGCTGATAGCAAAATCAAATGAGTCTGCGCTGCCTGCTTTAATTGTAAGGGTTGTTCCTCCTTCGACTATCAACGGTTGGGTTAATAATTGTTTAGTAGTATCAGCTGTTAAAGCTGCTGATTTAATAGCGGTAATAGAATTATTTGTTACAATAGGACTAGGTGTGCCAGCAGAAGTTACTAAAATAGATTTAATAACATATGTTTCACTTACTAAAGGATAACCACTTCCAAAAGGATTTAATTCTCCGTTAGTGGTATCATTGTCTGTTCCTACAAATTTATACTGATTGACTACAGCCATTATTCTAAAAAGAAGCTTCTAGCCTCTATCTCCTGTTTTAATTCTTCTTGAAATGTAGTATTTAATTTTTCTAAGACGGCGTCTAAATCTCTTACTAAAGATTGCGCTACGTCTTGTCTGTAGTCTTCGCTAGCTCGGGTTAATGATTGTACTATTTTTGCCATTATGTATATGTAATTGGGGTATCCTCTACTCCTTTATAAAGATTTTGTCGATATGGGTCTGCTACTCTAAATCTCTGTACAAAATCATCTACTTCTGTAACAGTTTCATCATCATCATAAAGATTTTGATCCACATCAGCATAATAATTATCATATAAAAAAGGTGCCATTGGTATAATACCCTCACCTCCTCTATCTTGCGTAGAGTCAACAGTAGGGCCTTCCAAGTGAGGGTTTCCCATAGTAAATCTTCCGGTTGAATATGGATTGTCATCTTCAACAGAAGGACCAAAAAGTTTTTTGCCGAATCTCCATGCATTAGGAATCAAACCAAATTTACTATAAAGACCTTTAATCCCACTTAAAAACCCTTTTGTTTTTTGACCGTAAGGGTTTGTTGAATATTGTTGCATTGCCAGTTCTCTTGGATCACGGGCTTCTTTATGTGCTTTCAAGTTTGAAAGCTGTGTTTTTATTTGATTTTGAATATGTTGTGCTTTTGCATCGTCTCCACTTGTCACTCCACCTGTAGTCTGACCTGCGTTTTTACTACCTTTAGTTGCTTCATGTGGATTACCACCGAATTGAAATCCAACTCTACTCGCCATGATTCCACCAAGAGCTGCTTGAATTCTACTTCCATAAGTATCTGTCCAGTCTCTTGCGATCTCTGGTTCATTAGCCCATAGATATCTTCGTTGTGCTTCTGATTTAAATGGCATTATCGTCTTCCTCCTGCATGTACATCTAACCTAAAAGTTCCTAATTTCCAATTAGTATCTACTGCAGTATTAGATATTTTAACAGCAACCGATCTGCCTCTAGCTCTACAAGATTGATACTTGGTAGAAGATGTAATTGTAAAAGGACCTAGTGATGAACTAGCTGCGGTTTCATTTGGAAAATCTCTTAAGTCTAATTCAACAATAGTATTCCCTGCCTGAGTTATAAAGTCTGGCAAAAATCTACTTACTCTCATTATATGTTCCCCATCTCCTCTAAATGTAATTCCTTGTTTTTGATCCTGAGTAATATCAAAATCTCCAGATAAAATATTAGCAGGTATAGCTGCTGTAGTTCCTATTTTAACTTGATTAACTCCTGTTTCATGTTCATAGTAATAAGTAACTCCCTCAGTATTTCCAGTCACATCAAAAGATGTATCTGTATCGGCATCATAATAAGTTGCATGAGGTAAACCAAAAATAGCTGAGTCAATCCAAGTTGTTCGTGGCCACAATGAATTAGCATTGGTATACCAAATAGGTCTATTAATTGTTGAATCTAAATAACTATATGTCACACATCTATTATTAACATTTGAATCAGCTGTAGGATAGAACCATAATACTTCCCCAAACAAGTTGTTTAATCCACAATAAATCATTTGATTAGATGTTTTATTAAGATCATCATAAACATAGTCTTCAACCAAACAATCTAATGATTCTAGTTTACCAGTAAATTTAAAGAAACCATTTTCAGACATCCAGTAAGCCGAACCATCTACTTCGACGGCTGCATTTTTTCCAATCAAACCACAGTTGGTACCTACTTGCTCATAGGCGAAAGTAAAAGGTGTGCCTACAAAACGCATGGTAAATAATGAGGTATCCGTCCATACGTAAAGTGCATTTCTTCCTAATTTCGCTCCCATGATCCGTGATCCAGCGGCCAGTCTTTGTGTACCAGCACTATTGATTGCAGTAGGTGTCCAAGTGTTGATATCCTCCTGAGAAGAGAATCTTATAAACATATCATCTTGTGTTGATGTTGTTCCAATTGTTGTTTCAGTTCCAAATAAAACTAAGTGACGATCAGGAGTAGATACTAACATATCTCTAGATGCAGTGGGTGCACCACTTACAATTGTTGCTCTTGTTGCAGTAGCATTGGATGCATCTGAATCCCATTCAAATACAGCTCCATTAACTATTAATGCAACTAATGTACCTCCTAAATTATCTAATGACCATAAACCAGGTTCAGCCACTTTATCAGTTGTGGCTGCTGCTTGACCCCATGCTGCATAGTCACTTGTATTAGTAACGGTTGCTCCATCTGAGTGAGCCGCTCTTGTAGTTCCTCTAACTGCTCTTGTAATTCCTGTTAATGTTGTACTTCCAGAAACTCCTGTGTAAGAAATTTCTTCGCTTCCCACTTGAATATAATTCGTTCCTGTAGTTGGAAAACCTGTAACAGAATCTAAAACAATACTTGTTCCTGATCCGCCAGTTCCATAAACATTATCCCCTAAAGCTCCATCTAAAGTATTAGTTTGAGGGTTAGTAACTGTACCACCGAATTGGGATATACCCCAGCCGTAAACTCCAACTTGTTCAGCCGGACCGACATGGTAGTATCTATAATAAGTTATGCCTCCAGAAGTTGTGGCTCCTGAATCAGTTTCAGTAGCTCCTGCATTTATTTCTATAGTAGTTGTAGTAGGAACATCATTTACCATAAATTTTTTATCACAAAAAGTTGTGTCATCAAAACTTGAATCAGTAATAGTACTAAATGTAGAAGAATCTCCAAATAGGATTATGTCTCCTGTTTGAAAATTATGAGCAGAAGAAAATGTTACAGTGACCGTAGATTGACCGTTCGTTGTGGTAAATGCATTGGTGATAGCTGTACCTGATGGATTAGTTAAAGGATGAATATCATAATAAACCCCTCCAGAATATGCATATAAAATTCTATTGGTTCCAATTATGGCATACTTAATACCCTCTTTATTAACCATATGATGCAATGCTCGTGCAGCACCCGTTAATTTTTTGTCTCCAAGAGAAGACCAACCACCTACTTTTTCAGGTGTACCGTATCTAAAACGCACATTTTCCCCGCCAGTCCATTGAGCTTCTGCTCCTGTGGGAGTGATTTGTTTATTAAATCCGGGTAGAAACCCTATCTTTTGTAGCATATAAAATCCCTATAAAGAAGGCAGTAGGTGTGGTGGATTACTGCCTTCATCATAGGGTTATATCACTATAATTTTAAAGTATCAACTCTGTTAAATCACTATTTGAACCTACTGAACCTTTGTAGAAAGTGTTAAAAGCTAAACTAATTCTAGTATTATTTCCTTTTTTAGTTTCCACTTGATGGGTGGCTGATGATGGAAACATAAATAAATTACCAGTTTCTACAGGAAAAAACCAAGTACCAGAGTTCCATAAATTAAATTTTTCTTTATCTGTTTCAAGTCTTATTTGTTGATAACCTCTGCTATGACTAAAAAGTATTTTATCATTTTTTATGTCTGAATCAAAATATAATACACCAGATACTACTGAATTAGGGTGTTCGTGTTTGTGATGATATTGATTAGCTTCGGTATAATTTAACCAAGATTGAGTTACATAAAGTTCTATATTATCTTTAGGACATATAACTGTATCTAAATATTCTTTGCAATGTTTATCTAAAAACTTTTTTATATTTTTAAATTCTTTTCTATTTAATATATAACTGTCTTTTGTATTAATATTTCCTTGATTATTTCTGCAATGTTTTTTTTGTTGTTCTACAAAATTTAATTCTTTTTTTGTAAATCCTCTATTTATTTTTGTTGTATAGATAGGTGTTGGAAATATACTATTAATAGTTGATTTTATCATTTTAAATTTTTATATGTCTAAATTAGAATATTGCTTAATAATATTTTTTGGTAAATAATCTTCTATGTTGTATTTGTTTAATTTTATTTTATCAGTTCTTATAGTATGTAATGGTGCATTTAAAACATTATCATTATATTTAATGCCATTAACAGAAAAACTATTAAAGTTTTTTAGTTTGTGTTCAAAGCTATCAATGTTTAAATAAGAATATATTTTGTTTATTTGTTTTAATGGATTGCTAACTAATTCTGAATAATTTATTATTAAGTAATCTTCTTTTTCTTTAATAAGGTTTTTTATACTCCATAATGATTTTCCAATCATTCCATCATCTTTCATTAATTCTTGGCATCTTGTTTCAATATTAATTGGTTTTTCAATTTTAATAAATGAAGTTAGACATTCTAATACTGGTCTATAAAGAATAATAAAATTTGGTTTTTTAATAATTGATTTTAACCATTCTAAATTATAAGGAGTTCCCCACAAACCCCTGTCTATAATATATTTGGCTTTCCAATCTTTGTAGTAATTATTAAAGACATTTTTAATAATATTATTTAAAGATTCTTCGTCTAAAAAGTTATTGTATATTTCAGTGTCTTTTAATAAATCTATTTGGTAAATTACATCAGTTAAGATTGTATTAGCTGTTAAAGAAATTTCAGTATTTTGATTTATTAATGAACCAAGTAATGTATTACCACTTCTAGGTAATCCAGCTAAAAAATAGTATGCTTTCATTTGTAGAAGAAATTTACTAAATGATTATACTGATGTCAAGTCCCAAGTTGTTGTTGTTTCATTCCAAGTATATCTTTCACCATCATCTGGTTTAGCAACTGGTGCTTCCCAACGACAAGTATCTTCGTTTAATATCCATGAGTTAAAAGGTTTAGGTGCTATGAAAGCATCTCTATCTTCATCATAAGTGTAACCAATACCAGCATGATTTTTTCTAAAATTATTATTGTAAGAAGACTGTTTCCAAATTGACCAACCAGTTAATTTAGTTAAAAAATCAATTCCATTAACTTCTTGTTCAACACCGTTAGAATCTAATAGTTCATTATTATGAACTGAAAGAACTTCTATTACTTTATTATCTAAACCTATTTTTGCGAATGTAGCCATTATGCTGTGTAACTCCCACTACCTGTAAACGATATAATTGTTTTATCACTACCTGGTCCTTGACCTGTAGCAACTGTTGGAGAACCTGTTGTTGTGCCTGTATAATTGTCGTCTGGCATACTTAAAATAACTACACCTTTTCCACCAGCAGCACCACCATTATCACCACCGCCGCCACCGCCACCACCAGTATTAGCTGTACCTGCATTTGCACCACCATTTTGACCTCCCCTTCCACCACCACCAGAACCACCTGGTGAATATCCTCCACCTCCTGCATAATTTCCACCGCCCCCTCCACCTGCTCTTGTAACAGATGAACCTGTGATTGAACTTGCAAGACCTGCACCACCAGAACCTCCAATAGAAGAGTTGCCGTCTCCACCAACTGCACCAGCACCACCTCCACCACCACCTACATATTGAGGGGATCCAGGACCACCATTTCCACCATTATTTCCTTGACTTGGAGATGTTGAGGGAGTGTTACCAGCACCTCCATCTGAAACATAACCTCCTCCTCCACCAGAACCACCTGCTGAACCATCTTGACCGCTTGTACCACCTTTACCTCCACCAGCAGAAGTTATTGTTGTTAAATCTGAACCTGATATTGCTGAATTTGAACCTGATGTAGCTGAAGGAGTTTGACCTACGCCTCCATCTCCAACTGTTACTGTAATTGCAGTTCCTACTTTTGCTGCTTGCGTTGAAGTTCTGTAACCACCAGCACCTCCTCCTCCATAAGCATCTCCACCGCCACCACCAGCTATAACTAAAAAATCTATATCATAAGGAGGAATAACACCTCCAGCACCAAATCCTAAGACTTGATAACCAAAACCTTTAATTTTTGGTCTATTTGATCTTTCCTTACTTCCCTTTGATTCCGGGAAGGTTCCTAATTTGTAATCTCTCATTATGTGCTCCTATTATGCGTCGTTAGCAGCGTCTGTAGTATAAAATAATTTAATTCCTAGTACTCGTGCCTCACCTGTAAAGGTATCACTACCATCTGCTGCATCTCTATAAAGTTGAAAAAATGTTTGATCATCGTCAGCTGGAGAGCCAGCAATTGTCATTGCAGAACTGACTGCAGTCATTTGCACATCTTCTACAGTTCCGATCCCAGCATCTGTGACTTCTTGAGCTGTTCCAAAAGCTACATCGGCTGTGTCGCCTTCACTGCAACTAACACCTTGAAGACCAAAAATACAGTTTCCTGTGTTTGTAGTACTTGGACTCCAAAAAACTTGATAGGTTACTGTTCCTAAATTCCATGATTTGGGCATTGCAATAGCAAACTGTGCATATTGTGCTGTACTTGCATCAAAATCTAAAACTTTTAATTCAGGTCGAAGTGCTGTTGTTTCAACCGATGCCGCGTCAGCGGGATTAGTTGTAGGAAGATACAATGCATTTGCAGGTATCCACATCGTTTCTGTGCCTGCAATTTTAATTGCTGCTGTTGCTGATTTAAGTACTCCTGATCCTTTAGGATTTAAATTTATATCAACATTAGATTCATCACCTGTTGCCGATAAAATAGGTCCAGCACCTGCTGCTGCATTAGCTATCGTGAATTCATTTACCGCAGATCCTGTAGCTGTTAAAAGAGCTAATTCAAGTCCATTGGTATCTAAAATAGATGTACCAATTTTAGGACTTGTTAAAGTTTTGTTAGTTAAAGTTTGTGTATTTGCTGCTGTAGTTAAACCAAGATCAATAATATCTGGATCAGTACCATCATTAGCACTTGCATAAATTGCTTTCCAATCTTTATCAGTTGTTGACCAAGTAACAGAGCCTCCTGAACCAGAGACATATTTAAATTGAACTGTGTACGCTCCACTTGTACTGTTTTTAATAAAATACCAGGTTTCTACGTCAAGAGGAATTGTTACAATTTTATTTCCTGTAATTGCTTGTGCTGATACTGCACCTAAAATTATAATTCTACTTGCAAGAGTAGCTCCTGTTGAACCATCCGACACTGATAATGTTGTTGTATTTGCTCCTGCTCCTGCAGCATTTAAAGTTTGAACAACATATCCACTAGATATTTGTTCAGCGAGTTGTAAATTTACATTTGTTTTTGTTCCCCATGTACCAGCGTTTTCACCAGTAGCCATTAATTCTACGCCGAGAGGGGTATAAGTTGATGCCATAATTTATCTCCTGCTTAATTACCCATTTTTATTTTGTTTTTTATATAATGTCAACATCATATATTTATTAAGGTGGTGTAACTTTACTCCAGCTACCACCCTGAGTAGCTGTTTTTTCACTCCAACTACCACCTTGTGTCGGAGTTACTTTATTCCAAGCTATTGGACCACCAACCTGTCCTAGACTAATAGTAGCAGAAATACCCGTTAATCCTATTACCATTTCAGTTGGTGAAATAGATCCCACACTAGCTGTTGCCGAAACTCCTGACAATCCTACAGCCATATCAGCTACAGTTACTGATCCTACTGAAGCTGTAGCACCTACTCCAGTCACATCAATTAATTCTACACTTGCAGTTGTTATAGAACCGACTGAGATAGTTGCGTCTACTCCAGTTAATCCCATTACATCAGCTGGTGCAATAGAGCCTACTGAAGAAGTAGCTCCAATTCCGCTTAAAGGAACTCCAATGGCTGGAATAATAGATCCAACGCTTACGGTTGCTGAAACACCAGATAGACTTAAATCACCTGAGCCAAATAATAATCCAGGAGTTCCAAGAGATGAAGTAGCATCTTGACCCGTTAGGCCTATCTGCATATCATCTAAAGAAATTGAACCCACACCCGTTGTTGCTACTCCACTTGAGTCAACATCTACAACAACTGTAATTGCAGATTCGCCCCAGTTTTCAAAGCCCCATGTATCACGGCCCCATCCTTGTTCAGGAAAAGCTGTAACTGCACCAATAGAAGAAGTTAATCCTGTAGGTGCTGTGATTTGAATAGTTGGATCGTGACTCTCGCCCCAAGGTTCTTCACCATAGGCATCCCGCCCCCATCCTTGTTCAGGATAAGCTACTACACTTCCTAAAGATATTGTTGCTGATAAACCAGTAAGTTCGGCTGCATTATTATCTTGCTGACCCCAAAGACCTTGGCTCCAGGTTGTGCCGGTTCTGTTCCAAGTATTAGCCATAAGGACTTACTCCCTATGCTATACGAACTATCGCTGTAGTTGCTGCTGCTGCAGGGAATTGAATTGTAAATGTTCCACTAGATACAGTTTTGTCTCCACCAAAAGCTACTGCACAGACTGATGCGTCTGTAGAATGTGAATCATTAAAAATTAAACATCCGTTAGCTGTGAAAGAAGCTGATGTCCAAGAAACATCTGCAAAATCACAAACTGCAGTTGATGAATCTAAAGTCGGTGTAACACTTGTTAAAGCTTTTCCTTTTGCACTGTAAGATGTTCCAGATGAATTTGTTATTTCATTACTAGAAGAATAAGCAGTTGTTGATGCTCCTAAAGTTGCTGAACTAGTGTATAAAGCTAAGTTAAAAGTGTTTCCAGTTGAAGCTGTAAAATTATGTTCTGCTTCTAAAATTTCTTGTTTAAAGCTATTACAAATTGCCGATGTTATTGCCATAATTTATCTCCTAATTACTGATTCGCAGATTCAATTGGTATACGGACAGTACCATCTGTATAATCATCTCGTCTACGTCT